TCTTCGGAAAAGAGGCCAGCTATCACGCTGGCTTGAAGCTCGACGGGGAAACGGTCGGTAGCCGACTTTAAGTCATAGGACCACAGGTCCCTACCTTCACCTGTCCATTTCTTAACGATTTGGGCAGCTCTGTCGTGACTCGATGTTCCGTCGTTTGGAAAGGTGTCTAGGAGATCATATAGAGAGTTGTGAAGCTCTATAAGGATTTCTTGGAACCACCAGGATGGTGCACATATAGGTCTTGTCTTCCCGGCCTTTTCAGCCAAAAGGACAAGACGTGATGCTATATGTACACGTCCTTTATGTGATTCTAGTCCGTTGAAGGTGTCAAATGCCTTCCCTACTAGATCCATTCTTCCAAACGAGGCCGCCGATGTCAGGAACACTTCCTTAAACCTACCATAAAGTAGGTCCCACAGTTCTCTGTGGCAGGTCATAAAATTAGGTGACCCGGAAGGACCCCCTTTGAAGCTCAGATGATACCTCTTTTCCTTACGGACGGAAATTTTCCAATCAATTTTCTTAGCTTCTTGTTTTAAAGCATTGGATAGTTCATCCAAAACAAGTTTGTTGGCTTTTGAAGGCTCTTCTATGCTGGAAATATCCAGATTAGGGGAAGTCACAAGAAGGTCAACAACAGAAGTAAGGGTCACAGCAAATCGTTTTTCAATTAGCGACTTACCGTTGATGAGTTTATTCAACTCCACCAAGCATCTCGGAAGCCCGTTGGATCTGGTCTTAAACCAGACTCCTCCGAACTTGTCCCGAGTGACCTTGCCTGTCAAAAGAACATGTTTTGTTACAGAATGAACATCCTTCAAAATTTTGATTAGAGAAGGATAGCCGTAGTTGTCAATTAAGCGATGGACAAAGGTTCTATACTCGCTTACTGCCTTGAGGGCAGTAGGATTTATAGAATATGCAATTGCATTAAGCGAGTCCCACTTGATAAACAGAAGATCTATAGGATGTTTCCTTTGAGGAGTTTGAGATAACCTCTTAAATTTCTGATTAGGATACATTTTATTGTGCGTTCACCATCGTCTGCTTCATCACAAACGGGTTGCTAAGACCCGGATATCAAATGGAGCCACTGCAAGGAGAATTGTGACTTTTTGAACACCGAATGGGATTAGGGACACTCTGTTTCCGTGCCCCACTTTCCCCCTAAAACAGG